GCCGTACAGCGGTGCATTATCGGTAAATTAAGGAACCCCACTACAAATAGGGGCTTCTACGAACCTACCTACGATTTGATTCGTATGATTGCGTGGCCGCGTTTCGAGGAAATCCTCACCGAGCTGAAAATACCCTATAAACTACACAAGTCGCCTCTAAACTACATAGATCTTGGCGCTTACGGTCAGATAATTTTCCGCTCAATGGAGAATATCAACCGAATCATCGGTTATGCCCATGCCGATGCCGATATTGACGAACTCGATACCTTAAAAGAATCCGATGCTGCTGCTGCGTTCCGAGCTATTATGGCCCGTAACCGTGAAGTCAAACCTAATGGTGAACCCAACACAATTGGCGTAACCACCACACCTGAAGGATTCAAATTCGTCTACAAGACGTGGAAAAAGAATCCCCAGAAAGGCTTTGAACTGATACAAGCACCAACAGCGTCTAACCCGCATCTTCCCTCGGACTATGTGGAAAACTTAAAGGCTATTTACCCTAATAACCTGCTCTCAGCATATTTGAACGGCGAGTTCGTCAACTTAACTCAAGGAACTGTCTATAACGGCTACAACCGTGACAAAAACCAGAGCGATGCAACGATTAATCGCTTTGACTTCCTTATGGTGGGTATGGATTTCAACGTCACGGCAATGTCTGCGGTAGTCTTCGTGCAGCGTAACGGTATATACCATGCAGTCAAAGAATTGACGGGTATTTACGATACGCCAACCATGATTCACACACTGAAGACTAAATTCCCTAATCACAACATTGCGGTGTACCCAGATGCGTCTGGCGCGTCAAGAAAGACCGTCAATGCTAGTATTTCTGATATATCCCTGCTAGAAACAGCAGGATTTGAGTGTAGAGCACCTAAGAAAAACCCTTTTATCAAAGATCGAGTCATGGCTGCTAATGCCGCCTTTGAATCAAGCCAAGTATTGATAAATTCCGATGAATGTCCTGAACTTTCCAGTAGTTTAGAGCAATTAACCTACGATAATAACGGCGTACCCGATAAAACCTCTGGTTTAGATCACTTAATAGACGCTGCGACCTATCCTATTGCCCACGAACTGCCAATTATCAAACCAATAGCGGCAGTGCCGTTTAAATTTGCGATTTAATTATGAGCGTAGACCAACAAAACCCAGAATACACAACTTACTTAGACGAATGGCGCATGGTGCAAGATTGCTGTGACGGCCAACGTGCTATTAAGAAAAATCGTACCAAATACCTACCAGCGATGGAGGGTGTCACAGAGGTGGAGTCCCGATACGTCAATTACCTCAAGCGTGCCGTTTTTGTTAACTTCACTGGCAAAACTAGAGATGGTTTGACTGGTGCAATTTTCAGAAGCAAGCCTGAGATGGACTTACCTAATGAAACTGCGTACCTAGAAGGCAATGCGGACGGTGCTGGCGAATCTCTAACAAGTTTAGCCAAAGATGTAACTGGTGAGGTTATATCCAAAGGCCGTCACGCTCTTTTAGTTGATTACCCTGAAGTAAAAGAGGGTTTAAGCCTAGAAGAAGTCAACAGGTTATCCCCAAAGGCCACTATTAACCGCTATACAGCCGAAAACTTTGTTAATTGGCGCGTAGAAGTAGTGAATGGTCAGAAATTGCTTGCTCTAGCAGTGCTTTGCGAAGAATACGACAACAATGATGACGAATTTTCTTACGAAATTGATAAGCAGTATCGAGTTTTACGCCTAAGAGATGGCGTTTATACCCAACAGCTATATCGTAATGATGAACCTATAACTGAAGAGTATATACCTAAGAAAGCTAACGGCGAGTTCTTTGATTTCATCCCTTTATTTATTATCGGCTCTGAAAACAATGACCCTACTGTAGATGTACCTCCATTAGCTGATGTTGGGCATATTAATATTGCTCACTACCGCAACTCTGCTGATTTAGAAGAAAACTGCTTTGTTCACGGCCAACTGACTCTTGGCGTGTCATCTTCTATGTCTTTAAGCCAGTTTTCAGAGGCTAACCCCAACGGAATTACTGTTGGGTCGATGGCTGGTCACTTTTTAGGTGACTCTGGTGGCTTCTCTGTTGTGCAAGCGTCAGAAAACCAACTAGCTGATCGCTTAATGGTCAGAAAAGAAGAGCAGATGCGTAAACTTGGCGCTCGAATGATGGAAGTAGGCGCTGCAAAGACTGCGACTCAAAGCCTTATTGAGCAAGCGGGTGAGACATCTATCCTGACTACCATTGCCGACAACGTAACAGAGGGTATAAAAGCCTGTGTTGAGTGGTGCGGTATGTTTATGGGCGCAACACAAGAGTCTACATTCGTCTTAAACACTAAGTTCTTTGATGAAGTTGCTGACCCACAAATGCTTATGGCTGCAATGCAATTAAATGAGGGTGGCTTGATTGCTAAGTCAGATATGCAAGAGCTGGCGAGAATACAAGGTGTGATCAAAGATGGTCGCACTAACGAAGACATTGACGCTGAATTAGAGGCTGAAATGTCAAGGATTCAGGCAGAAGTAGAGCCTGAAGAAGAGGTTGAAGAAGAAATTGAAGAAGAAAGTGTCAATTCTTTGACAATAAATGAGCAAGATGGTATATAACTAAAGGGCTACTGGGTAGCCTATATTTTATAACTAGGGGTTATAAGAATGACAATTAAATACAGTGTAAGTACAGAAGAATTTGGAACGCTAGACGATTCACAGCAAGGTTTATATTCGCAGGGCGAAGATGGCTACACTTTGAATGTTGAGGGCGTACCAAGAGAAGACGTATCAGGTCTAAAGCGTAAGATTGACGAACTGCTTACCGAAAAGAAAACGGTACAGCAAAAGGCAAGCGAAGCTGAAGAGTTAGCAAAAGTACAAGCTGCTGACAAGATGCGTAAGGCTAATGATTTTGAGCAGTTGTACAACAGTTCAGAGTCGGAGCGCCAAAAGGCTTCTGAAGAGTTAGCGACTTTAAAGGCTAATTTACAGAAGCAGCAGATAGCAGGACAAGCTGGACAAGTGGCATCTGAGTTAACTAAGGATGTAGCGCGAGCTAAACTTCTAACTGAACAAATTTCATCTCGATTGTCACTTGTGGATGGCGAGATTAGGGTGCTAGATGTTAATGGAAACTTAACGGTTAGCACTGTGCAAGAATTGACGCAATCTATCAAAGCGGAATACCCGTTTTTGGTTGACGGGTCACAAGCTGCTGGGGGTGGCGCAACAGGTGGAAACAGCGGGGCTGGGGATACCAAACAAGTAAGTCGTGCGGAATTTGATGGGTATGATGCGGTTAAACGTATGAAATTCGTTAAATCTGGCGGCAAAATCATATAATTATTTTTTTGGAGAACCGTAATGGGTGATTTAACCTTAACAAACCTAGCAGAAGACATTTATGTTGCTGCTGATACTGTAGGCCGCGAAGTTGTAGGCTTTATTCCTTCTGTAACAATGAATGCTACAAGTGTGCAAGCGTCTGTTGGCGACACTGTTAAAGCTGCTGTAACTGCTGAAGCAACTGCGTTAGTAGATATTGCTGGCGGATTAATGTCTGTTCCAGAAGCTCCTGCCACTGGCATTAGCTCTGACAGCTTTCAGTTAACTAACTCTAAAGCTGTACAAATTCCTTTAGGTGCAGAGCAAGAGTTGCAATTACAAAACGCTGGTCAATACGCAACTGTATACGGCGACTTGATTCAACAAGCAATGCGTAAACTCACTAATGCAATGGAAGCTGATCTTTTTACTGAGATCAAAAACAATGCTGGTGCTGCATCTGGTGTTCAGGGTACTAGCCCTTTCGCTGTTGGCTCTAATGAGTCTGGTGTTGAAGAAATCCTTAAAGCGCGTGAAATCTTAGTTGATGCTGGCACGCCAATGGATGACGTTTCTTGTGTAATGAACACAACTGCTGGTGCAAACATTCGTTCTAACCTTAAATTGTTAGACGCTTCTTTCGCTGGTAACGCTACATTGCGTGAGCAAGGCACTCTAATCCCTATCGCTGGCATTAGCTTGCGTGAGTCTGGTCAAATCTCTAAGCACGTTGCTGGTACTGCGGCTGCTACTGGTTTAATCAAGGCTGTCGATAACGTAGGCTCTACATCTATCCTTATCGATAGCTTAGACAATGGCGGCACTATCAAAGCTGGTGATGTAGTTGAAGCTGGCTCGCAAGAAGCTGCTGGTACTAAGAAAGCCTTTGGTGTTGTTTCTGCTGACTTAACTGCTGGTTCAGGTGGTTCTGGTGCAAATGAGCTAACTGCTACTTTGAACTCAGGCTTAGTAACTGCTACTGTTAATGACGAAGAAGTACGTTTCCTTGACTACACTGGTAACTTTGTATTCCATCGTAGAGCTGCTGAATTAGCAATGCGCGCACCTGCCGCTCCTGCTGGTGGCGATGCTGCTACTGACGCGATTGTGGTTCAAGACCCGCATTCAGGTTTGGTTTTTGAAGTACGAGTCTATAAAGGCTACCGTAAGTCAATGATCGAAGTTGCTGCGACTTGGGGCGTTAAAGCATGGAAATCTGACTTCATCCATACTATCCTTGGATAAGTTGTAAGTCTTTGGTCGGCTCTCTTGAGTTTCCCTCCCTTTTACTTTTGAGGGTCGGCCATTTTTTTAAGGTGCGAACATGGCTTTAACAGTAGAAACAGGTCAGCAATCAACAACTGCCAATAGTTATGTAACTGTTGTCAATTACGATGCCTACTTGAACGCAAGATACCCAGCACGAACAGATATAAGCGATGCTCAGGCAGAGGCTTACATTTTACGCGCCACGGATTATTTTGAAGAATTACCATTCATTGGTTTAAAAGCCACTGAAAATCAATCTTTGCAATGGCCTAGAAGCTCAGTGCTTATAGATGGCTACAGTAAAGATAGTGATGAGATACCTACACAGGTATTAATTGCCATTTACGAATTGGCATACGGTTTCGAGCAAGGGTTCGGTATAAATGACCCTATCTCCAGAGAGACTGTAAAAGAGAAGATAGGCGAGATAGAGGTAGAGTATAAATCCTCTAGCGCAGATCGTACTTTGCTACCAGCGGCCTCTCAGGCGCTTAGAAAGCTAATTAGAAACCCGATGAGGGTTGTGAGGGCATAATGGCCTTTGATTATACGCCACTGGCGTTGACGGCTACAAAATTGTTAACAGATTTCGGTCAATCTGTGACCTTTACTAGAAATGGTAATGTCACCTATGACCCGACACAAGGCGTTAGCTCTAGCAGTCAGACAACATATAGTGCGAACGTAGTTTTATTTGCTCAGATAAAGA